CATCGCGTCAGCAGCAAGTGAAGTTCAAAATGTTGTAGAGATGATAACTCAGTGGATAGAGAAGTATGTAAAACTTATTCTTGCTCTGGTGTCCATTCCTCTTTTTATTTTGAAGTCAGTCATAGATTTCATCACAAAGTCATTTAAAGATTTGGTTTCTGGTTTCGTTGGATTGATAAACTTTGTTGTTAAGAGCCTTAAAGATTTAGTTTTTTCTCTCTTGAAGTCGCTTGGACTGCTTCCCGAACCAGGATTTATGTCTCCGGTCATTCAACTTTTCATTTGTTTGATCGAGCAAGTTATAGCAATCATAAAGGGCATTCCTGGCAACCTTGCTGGACTAGCATCCTTAGTCGCATAACCATTCAATAGGAAAGTAGGTCATCGGCCTATTTACCTTGAATGCCCACTCCCATCGGACTGACAATGCCATTTGCAAGGACCTCAAGTTCTTTGGGGTACCTGGATTTTTCTACCACGGAGATTAAGGCTACCTTATACAATCTAAAGTCTCTTGTCTTAACAAACTGGGGTGAACGTCCAAACCATTTTTACATGGGCTGCAATCTAATAGAGTTCATCTTTGCTCCTGCAACAGATGATACGATTGATAAGATTGTAGCAAGAATAAACTCGCAGGTTGATAACTGGTTGCCGTACGTGTTAATAAATGATGTCCAAATAGCATTCGCAGAGCCAGATGGTCATGGAATGCAAATAAGCATTGATTTTGGCCTCAAGAATCGCCAGGACCTGAATGCTGTTCTAGAGATCACAATCGAACCACAGTAGGGAGCAAGTTATGGCGAACCTCAAAGATACCACAGTCAAGTATGTGAATAAAGACTTCGAGGGCTTTAAGCGTGATCTAATGCGCTATGCTCAGGCACACTTCAGTGGTTCTTACCAGGATTTCAATGAAAGTTCTCCAGGTATGATGATCCTGGAACTTCAGGCGTATGTTGGTGATGTTCTTGCTTATTACATGGATCAACAGTTTCTTGAAATCAGAGCAGAAACTGCTCGTCAAATGGAAAATGTAGAATCATTTGCTAGGATGCGGGGGTATAGGGCAAAAGGTCCCAGGGCAGCAAGAGTGCCAGTAAAGTGGATTTGCACTGTGCCTGCAACAGGAACAGGAGTAAATGAAACAGTAAGTGCTGATCTTTCATTGGCTCCTATTTTTTATGCAGGTTCTCAAGCAACCGGTCCAAATGGTGTCACATTTGAGATGCTAGAAGATCTTAACATGGGGCAACTAACATCTTCAGGCGGAGGAAATCCTCTAAACATAGTTTCTATTCCAGATTCAGATCCTCCGTTATTTGCTATTCGTCGTGAAGCCGACATGGTTGCCGGAACAACAATGGATTTTACTGCTTCAATCAATACATTTACACCGTTCCTTAAGTATAGGATTGCTGACGCTGATGTTCAGGAAGTGCTTGATGTAGTTGATGATGCAGGAAATAAGTGGTATGAAGTCGACTACCTCGTTCAGAATGTTGTGTTTGATCAAGTCGTAAATACTGGAAGTGATAGTCAGACTGTTCCGTATGTTCTTCGTTATCGTGCTGCTCCTCGTAGATTTGTTGTTGAGCGCAGTATTTACAATAACGCAACATACTTGCAGTTTGGAAATGGAGAAGGTCTCAAAAATGATGATGATCTTGTACCAAATGTCGCCAACATGGCACTACCAATAACTGGTCGTCAAACATTTACAAACTTTGCGATGGATCCGCAGAACTTCTTAAAAACTCGTGGTCTAGGACTATCTCCTCAAGCAGGATCAAAGTTATTCATTCGTTATCGTACAGGTGGTGGAACGCAGACAAACGTTGATAGCTACATGATAAACAAGCCTGGTGCATTCAGAATGACTACTGCTGCTACTGGCTCTGCTGAGAATGCTATTCGAGATAGCGTAGAAGTTCTTAATCTAGTCGCTTCAGAAGGGGGCGGACCAGCAGAAACAATCTCAGAAATAAAGACAAATGCGGAAAGTTTCTTCGCTTCACAAATGAGAGCAGTCACAAGAGAAGATTTTCTCACGCATGTCATGACAATGCCAGCAAGATTTGGTCGTCCAACTAAGGCGTACATCAAGAATGCTGACTTTAATAGGTACGCAGTTGATCTACACATTTTGTCAGAAGATGTAAATGGAAATCTTACTCCACCATCTTTGATCTTACGAGAAAACATCAAGACTTATTTAGGTAAGTTAAGAATGATGACTGAAGGTATCAACATTCTTTCTGCAGACATCATCAACATTGGCGTCAAGTTTGGTGTTGTTATTTCTTCTCGTTATAATCGCTCAGAAGTTCTTACAAAATGCTTGACTGAAATGAAGAACTACCTTAACACGGATAGCGCTCAAATAGGTCAACCACTAGTTCTTTCTGACATGAAGGCAAAACTTCAAAACATAGAAGGTGTAATCTCAGTGTACAGATTTGAAATAGTGTCGTTGAAGGGAAGCAGATACGCTTCAACAAGTTTTGATGTTCAAGCAAATACCGCAAATGGCATTGTATACTGCCCGCCAAATGCAATCTTCGAAGCGAAATTCCCAGACAGCGACATCTCAGGGGAGAGCAAGTAAATGTCATTCAAACGCTACTACCCTACGAAGGATACATTTATCGCAAATGCAGATGGCATCTTCGACATCTCGCTGAATAGTATGGGAGCATCTGAAATATTAAACCTGTACAGGACTGCTCAGTACGGTTCAACTGCTTCTATTCTACTTTCATTTGATGCTATCCCTTCAGGAAGTCAGGCAGTTCTAAAACTTTTTGATGCTCAGCATTCTGAAACACTTCCAACAGAGTTCAATGTATTTATCACTCCGCTAGAGCAATCTTGGACTGAGGGGCAAGGTCACGACCTAGATTATTACACAGACTTTGGTGCAGCAAACTGGGTGTCAGCATCAGCAGGCGTTTTGTGGGCAGCAACAACAGGTGCATCGTATTTACCTTTCTATTTTGCAACAGGACACGAAGATCTTGAACTGGACATCTCATCGCTTACATCTTCGATGTGGGCAGGACTAAAGATCGAAGTAAGTCCTGCACAACCTTCAGGTGATTATTACATCAAGAAGTTTCATAGCAGGCATACTCATTTCCCAGTAAAGAAGCCATTCATAGAACTTAGGCAGGAAGATTGGGTAGGAACTCTCACTACTTCCAGTATTCGCTACATAACTTCAGGAACAATGAGTGGAACAGTGTGGCCTCACTTAATGACAGGTTCCATTGCGACAACTCTTGTAAATGTCACTAACTCCATCGTGGATCCAACAGGAGTTCTTGTTTCAGTTATCTCTGACCTGAAGCCTGTGTACAACTCTTATGAAGATGTCACTCTACACCTTACAGTCCGCAGTAAGGACTACAACCCTGCCACAGTAGTTGCGGCCCCTTCAGTCTCACCCGGGACTGTCCTTATGGATGCGTACTATAGAGTTGTGAATGAGGGCACTGGGGAGGTTGTGGTCCCTTACGGCACTGGCACGACAAAGTTCACAAAACTCTCGTGGAATGACACAGGAAACTACTTCAACATAAACATGGCAAGTCTTCCCACGGGAACACTTATGAGATTCGATTTCCTGTATAACATCAGCGGAACAACGACCAGCATTCCTGGTGATAACTTTACATTTAGGATTGTCTAATGGCTAATGATAGGCTTTACGCTCTATTTGACGAGCAAAATAAAGTAGCCAAAGATCTTGTCACATCTTCACCAAAGACACTTGATGACATGGTGTCAACTGGTGCTGCTGACATTGATGGTCTAAACGCGCAGCTTGACATGGTTCATCGAGTTTTGCCGGCTGTAGATTACTCTGATTTTAGCAACTTTGTTTCATTTAACTCTGCTCTTGATTACTTCAATCTTTCAGGAGATAGATTGATGCGTGAGTGGCCGTATGGTGGAACATACAGCGACCAACTCAAGTTTTTGAGTGCATCAGATCCGTATCAAACTCATCTTGCAAATGTGTGGCCTCGTTGGCATGGTTATGCAGACTTTAGTGGGTCTGGTGCGTATGTTAGAGCAAGTGACATGGGGTTGATAGATGGAAACTCTGTCAGCGGGTTGCTTAATGCAACGGGATCATTTACAATCAAAGGACACATTTCTATAGATGAACTGCCCACACCAGGAGATGGACAGGCAATAATGCAGCGTTTTTCTGGCTCAGATTTGACATGGCAGTTATGTTTGACTTCTAACGCAATAAACATACAACTAAGTGGTGCAA